GCGTTCGGCGACCTCGCCGCTGCGCATGTTCTCGTGATCCGTGCGACTGGTGGGAAGGTGCGTCTGCGAGCCACCTCAACGGATGGTGCGGCGCAAGCCATACCGTTCGACCCACTCATCATCCTGATGTCCTCGGCGGTGCCCATCACCGCAGCGGACTTGACTCGCGTTGCGGGCTCGGGCACCGTGACGTGCAAAGTACTGCTCGGCGAGAAGGCGTAAGCCTCCGAGTCTTCCAACGAGGAGAGAATCATGGCCGTCACCGCCACCGCAACCCAGTCGATCAAGAAGGCGCTCAACTCCGGCGACCCCGCGCTCCAGGCGACGGGCCTGAACAAGATCAAGTTCGGCGACATGCTGGAGCCCGTCGACGAAACCATCGTCGTCACGGCCGCCGCTGCCGTCGTGCTCAGCGTGAGCAGCGCGCTCAAGCGTGCCGCCATGGTGGTCCAGTCCGTCCGCGTGATCGCAGGCGTGGCGGCGCTCGGCCCGCGCACCATCACCGACGCCGGTGGCACCGCCACCGCCACCGCCTGCAAGCTTGGCGTGGACGGTGACACGCTGACCTTCGAGGCCACCGTGACCTCGATCCGCGTGGTCTGGATTCCGCGCGCGAGCGTGGATCCCGACACCGTGCTCGCGGCCGGCAACGACCGCTAGTTCCTGAACCAAGGGCGGGGGCGCTCGTCGGCGGCAGTCGTCGGCGTGAGAAACGGTCCCACGCTCCAACCGGAGGCAGCATCGCCGAACGGAAGCTGGCAGTGAACTCTGTCGTGCCACGCGCACGGCGGCGGTTAACAGCCGGAGATTACCGGACGGGGATCACCCAAGCGAAGGGACGCGACGATGCCACTGGACACGATGACCGAGACGCAGCAGGAAGTGGTCGCAGACGCGCCGGGGACAACCCCGCCCGCGCCGACGACGCAGGTCACAGCACCGCAAGCAACGACCCCCGAGGCACAGCAGGGCAAGACGGTGGTACTGCCGTCGAGCGCGCTGGGTCGCATCAAGAAGGAGGAGCGCGAGCGCGGGATGCGCGACGCGCAACTCGGGCTGGCAAAGGAAGCCGGGTTCGCCTCAGTCGAGGAGTTCCAGGCGTTCCTCAAGGGTCGCGGGCAGCAGGCGACCCAGCCAGGGGGGCAGAGTCAGTCGAGGCCGCAGCAGCAGCCCAAGCCCGGGAACAACGGGCAGCAGGGCAAGCAGCAGCCACGGCCGCAGCAGACCACGGACGAACTCACGGGCCGCGCCAAGGCGTCGTGGGAGCGCGAGCGGGACAAGCTGCGGCAGGAGATCGACGGGCTCAAGAAGCAGTCCGCGCACAACGACAAGCGATTCCGCCAGACCCGCAAGGAGCTGGAGGACCGCGAGACGGAGATGCATCTGCGCGACCAGGCCACGCAGGCTGGTGTGCGGAACGTGGACTACGCGGTTCACCTGCTTCGCCAGCATGTCGGCAACAAGTCCGAGGAGGAGCTGAAGGGCTTCGACGAGGGCAAGTTCTTCGACGGGCTGCGCGGCCAGCATCCGTACCTGTTCGGCGAGACGGTCAGGCACCCCACGACGGGCACGTCTGGCAACGGGGCGGCTCCGCCGTCCCCCAAGCCTGGCGACGCGTCGGCGGCGGCAGCGAAGAATGGGCAGGTCGACGCAAAGAAGCTGTCGCGAGCAGAGTACACCGAGCTGCTGCGGCGTCGCGGGCTCAACCCCGCGATCTAGCTGATTCCGTCTCTCCTGCTCGCGAACACCTGTGGTAGTGTGGGTCTCAACCGGCGAGCCGCGTGCTCGCGCAGCAGGAGAGAACGATGCCCGACTTCTCAACAATCCTTCAGTCGCCCGACATCCGGGCCATCGTGCAGGAGAACATCCTCGAACGCGCGTTTCACGACGCGCTGTTCCCTCGTCTGCTGTTCCGCAGCGAGGCTGCCCCACAGCTCTGGCCGGCCAACGTCGGTGACACGATGGTGTTCACCGGCGTCGGCCTGATCAAGAAGAAGCTGCGGCCGCTGACGCCGGGCACCGATCCGGCGGACAGCGACTACCCCAAGGAGCAGTGGACGGCGCAGCTCCAGCAGTACGCCGACTCCATCCCGACGCACATGCCGTCGAGCATCACGGCCATCGCCAACCTGATGCTGCGCAACGCGCAGCAGCTCGGTCTGTCGGCGGGCCAGACGCTCAACGCGCTCGCGCGCAACAAGCTGTACAACGCGGCGCTGTCGGGCTGGACCGTGGCCGACGGCGCGCAGGTGGCCGTGACCACCCTGCGTGTGAAGCGCCTCAACGGCTTCACCCGCGCGCGTCGCCCCGACCTCGTGGCCGGTTCGCCGGTGCGGTACGAGACGGTGAGCGGCTCGAACCCGCTGCCGATCAAGATCTTCGACCAGGCGGGTCCGGCCGAGGTGTCGCGCACGGTGATCGGGTTCACGCCCGACACGGCCGGCGACGAGATCGGCCCCGGCACCATCACCATCAACGCGGCGGTCACGGTGCTCGACCGGGCCTACGTGTTCTCCGACGACCGCACGTTCCTCGTGCGCGTCGGCGGCGGCAACAAGGTCGACGACGTGGGCGCGGGCGACATCCTGCGCCTGGCCGACATCCGCGCGGCGGTCGCGCGCCTGTGGCAGCAGAACGTGCCCGAGCAGCCGGACGGCCGGTTCCACTGCCACCTCGACCCGCTGTCGCAGTCGCAGGTGTTCGCGGACCCGGAGTTCCAGCGGCTCCTGACCTCGCTGCCGGACTACTTCATGTACAAGCAGTTCGCGCTCGGCGAGCTGCTCGGCTGCGTGTTCTTCCGCAACTCGGAGAGCCCGCAGGTCGACACCGTGGAGGGCGGCCTCACCGCCACCTTCTCGCAGGACGACCCGTTCGCCGGCGAGCTGTTCAACAACGGCGCGACGACCGGCGTGCAGATCCACCGCCCGCTGTTCGTGGGCCAGGGCGCGGTCTACGAGTACTACCAGGACCTCGGCCAGCTCATCACCGAGGCCGGCATCACCGGCCGCGTGGGCGAGCCGCGCATCACCAACAACGGCATCGAGGTGATGAGCGAGCGCATCCAGCTCATCATCCGCGCGCCGCTCAACAAGCTTCAGGACTCGATCAGCACGTCGTGGAAGTTCATCGGCGACTGGCCGGTCCGCACCGACGCCACCGCCGGCGACCTCGCGCGCTACAAGCGCATGCTCGTCATCGAGCACGGCTCGTAGTCGAGAGCTGTGTTGTGCCCGAGAGCACATAGCCTGGGACACGCCTCTCCCTTTGGGAGGGTTTACAGTGGAGCTACTGGTGTGGCTCTCTGGTGTCTCCTCTGCGCCCCCCTCCATGACTCTCGGGTCAAGGAGGCACACCAAGGCGCAGACATCGAGTCGCCTCGTGCGACTCACCCCGGAGTGCAAACCCTGGCCTCGTGCCATGGAACCGCACTCCACCCCGACAGCGTGTCGTGGACGCGAGGCGATAGCCGACCTTCCCGACAAGGGCGTCCGAGGAACACCGCCTCAGTCTCAGGTCTTCGGACCTCTATGACCGTGGCACCGTTCCTCTGCCTGGGGCGAGGTACGAGCAACCGGCGGCTCCCCTACACCGTGGGTAACGGTGGTTACCGCCCAGCGCACGTACCTCGCCCCGCCGTCACCCTTTTGGAGGCCGCATGAGCAACGCCAAGTTCGACCCGCTGGAGGCAGCGAAGCTCGACGGCCCCGGCGTCCCCGCCAAGCCCAAGCGCAAGGTCGAGGAGAAGCCACCGGAGCCGCACAAGACGGACGAGCCGGATCACCCCGAAGTCCGGGTGACACCGCACACGCCGTCACCACAGCCACAGGCGAAGCACACCGGCCACACCGGTCGGTTCCGCGTGACCAAGGGCAAGAACATCTCCTGGCAGGGCAGCATCACCCACCTGCCGACTGGCTCGGTGGTCGACTTCTCCGGCTACGGCGGCGCGCCCGGCATCGCCCGGCTCATTGAGCAGGGCATCGAGCTGGAACCCATCGAGTAGTCCTGCGCGTTCTGCTACGCTGGTAGCAGGAGGGTCGGCATGGCGTTGACGGCACAGGAGCGCGAGCGAGTCCGCTACCACCTGGGCTACCTCAACGTCCAGTTGGCGGCCTCGATTTCGTTCGGCATCCCTCGTCCCATTCAGACGGTCTTCCTCATCGAGACGGCCATGTCGAACGTCATCGCCGAGGGCGAGGACCGCGTGCGCCGGATGCTCGGCGTGCTCGACCGCATCGAGTGTCTGCTGATCGATGCGCAGGAGCGCCTGGCTGCGATGCGTCTCGGCGATCTGGAGCTGCGCGAGAACGAGACAGACAAGCTGGAGCGCGAGTACTACCGCTGGGGTGGTCGCCTCGCCGACCAGCTCGGCGTGCCGTTCTACGCCTACTCGAACCGCTACAAGAACCAGTCGGGAGCCGGCAACGTCCCGGTGTCGGGGTAGCCTGTGTCGTGCGCGACGTGCGGCGGCGGATGCTCTGGCGGCTGCCAGAAGTTCAGCATGCCCGGCAAGAACTCGCTGGCGCGCAAGCTGATCCCCGTCGCTGATCGACTGCGCGACCTGCGCGTTCGCTTCGGCCTGCGCCCCTACCTCGTCCGCATCATCCGCACGAAGTGGACACACGACGAGCGCGGCGACGGCGCAGAGTTCGTGCTCCACGAGTTCCCGATCCTCCCGACCCCGCGTGTGTCGGACCTCACCTCGCTGTCCGAGGTGGTCAACCCCGTCGGCCTCGACGAGGTGGGGAGCATCCTGCTCACCGAGGTGAGTGGGCGAATCACCGAAGACCAGCTTCGCGGCCTCGACACCGACGGGTCGCCGGTGCCTGAAGACGAGCAGGTCTACTACGAGATCGAGTTCCCGCGACCAGACAACCTGCCGGGTGAGCGCCGGCGGTTCTTCATTCGCTCGGCCCCCAACTACCTGCCCGACCAGTTCCAGTGGCAGGTACGCCTGGAGCAATCGCACGAGGGGCGCTCGCGCATGGGGGAGCCGCGCTGATGGCGACCATTCGTATCGCGATCACGAAATTCGCCGAGCACGCGAAGCGACTCGCGGCAGACTTCTTGCCGACAGCCAAGCGCGGCCTGGTGTCTGGCGCGGCGCGCTGCGTGGTCGTGATGCAGGACGCGACCCGCGCCGCTCGGGTCATGGACACCGGCTACTACCTGCGCGCGTGGGAGTCCTCCAGCACCGCCGATGGCGCGCGTGTCTACAACGTCTCGCCCTACGCCGGGGTCATCGAGCACGGTCGTCGGCCCGGTGCGCGGATGCCGCCCGTGCAGGTGATCGCCCGGTGGCTCCAGCGTGCGCGCGGGCTGTCTCGTAAGGAAGCCGAGGCGGCCGCCTTCCCGGTTGCGCGAGCCATCGCTGCGCGCGGCATCGCGGGCAAGCAGGTGATGACGAAGGCGCTGCCGCAGCTCATGGCGGCAGTCGAGGCAGAGGTTTTGCGCGAGCTGGAGGCGCGCCTCGCACAGCTATGACCGCCGCCTGCCCACCGAACAAGAAGGTCACGGCCCCGACCTCGACCCCGCCGGGCGCGCCGACGCAGCCACCCATCGGTGGGCCGAGCCGCCTGGTCGTGCCCGGTGAACCGCACACCTACACGACCAACCGGGAGTGCGACGCGCGGACGGCGCTCACCCGGGGGCTGGCTGAGTACCTGGCCAGCATGACTGCGAGCGGGCCGGGCGGTCGCCCACTCGCGTTCCGGCGCGTCGTGTCGACGTGGGCGCAGCCCGAGGAGCTGGCCGAGTACCCGTCGGCGGCAGTGCTCGCGGGCGCAGGCACCTACGGCTCCAGCCGGTTCACCCCAGGGCGCGGTCCGCGCATCGCCACGCCCGACCAGCGGTACGTTCTCAATTCGGCTGAGTTCACCGTCGACATGACGGTCGAGCTTTGGTGTACGGACCCCAAGGAGCGCGCGGCCATGGTGGCGCTCTTGGAGGACCGGCTCCTCGCCCCGCTCGACAGCCGGTACGGCTTCATCTTGGAGCTCCCCCACTACTTCAATGCTCGCGCCCAGTACGAGCCGACCGGGCTGTCCTACGACGACAGCGAGGAGAACGCCATGCGGCGTTACCGCAAGGCGGTGCTGACAGTGAAGGGGCAGGTGCCGGTGATCCGGCTCATCAGCCTGCCCGACGCCGACATGGTGGCTCGAATCACGGTGGACGACTCGACGGATTGCTAGACCTCGGGCATGGTGCCCGGGTAGGATGTTCTCGCTCTCAACACGTTGCCGGTGCATCTTGCACCGAGGTATGTCGCCTTCGGGCGGGAGGTCATCATGGCCGGATTCATTCGCAGGTTTGGCTTCTTCCCCGCGGTGGAAGTCATCCAGCAGATCGAGGGCGTGGACATCGTGG